TTACTCTACAAGGACACAAAGGTTGTTGCTTGCTACCCACAGGCGACAACCTTTTATTATATTGTATAATTTCCCGGCTCTCGGATATAATATATACATATATATAAAGGAGAGGGCAGGCGTGCAAGTTAATACCTGGCAGGCAAGACGAGATAAAAACATAACATTAATAGAGCTGGCCAAACTTACAGGCTTAAGCAAAAGCACACTAAATAATATCGAAAATGGAAAGACTTCCCCGACACTATACGAACTAGAGCTAATAGCAAAAGCCCTTGATACTAAAATAACCAAACTTTTTGAAAGCGAATACAAGTAATCAAATTCTATAATTATCAATATTTCCATAATTATGGAAATATAGCACATTTCCAACATTTTCCTCTAAAGTAAATGTATAATACATTTATCTTACACAGAGAGAGGAGAAAGAAATGAATTACAAAAAGAAAATTATTAAAATGGTAAGAATGATAAAAAACGAAAGCTATCTCATTTACTTGTATACGCTTATCACAGAACTTCTTAAAGAAAATTAAATAAAAACAATTAATGTGCTGGGTAGGCGTTTGCTTATCCAGCACATTTTATTTATCACCTTCTTCATCAAGTCCGCGCAGCTCACGCGCACGCTTCTCTAAGAATTACATAACGCTCACACTCATCTCTGCTTAAAATTACATAAGTCTTCTAAAGTTACTTTGTTATCGGCAATAAGTGTACCTAAAACAATGCCTTTTATGTAATTAAGCTGTTCGACATCTAACATAGACAGCAGCTTAAGAAAAGTACTATCTATACATATATTAGAATTGTTATTATCTTCTAAAAGGAACATTACGCCGTTACCATTTCTTAACCATTCCTCATTTACATTTAATATTCTACAAATATCTAAAATTGTTCTATTGGATAGATTTTTTACCCCTGCTTCGATTTGTACAATAAAATTCCTTGATAAGCCTATTTTAATAGCGAACTCTAGCTGAGTTAATTTTAAAGCTTTTCTTAATTCCCTTATGCGTTCGTTTACAGAAGTGTTAATACTTTGGTTTTTGCTATTAGTGGCGGATTTTTCTAACTTAAACATAGTACCGTTACCATTTCTTAACCATTCTTCGCTAATATTAAAAATAGAACAAAGAACTTTTATTGATTGTCTCGAAAGATTTCTGTTTCCACTTTCGACTAATGAAATATAATTTTTAGTTAAACCTAATTTTTTAGCAAATGTGTCTTGCGACATTTTTAATTCTTTTCGTAAAATTTTAATGCGTTCATTCATTAGTCAATATCCTCATCAAGTCCACACAACTCTCGCGCTCGTCTCTCTAGGAATTCCCATTCCTCAACCGACAAATTCGCTAACATAGAGATAAAACGATTTTTAAAACTATCATCTTCCTCATCTAACAATTGCTTAGTAAGCTTAGCAATGTCAGATTTGCGGTCACTCGGCAAGAACATCTCACCTGTACCAGTTCTTAGCCATTCCTCATTAACATTAAATTCACGGCATATAGAAATTAATATTGCGTCAATAGGTGTGTTTCTGCCAGTTTCGTAGTTAGCCAAGGAGTTCCGCTTAATTCCTATTTTTTCAGCGAACTCCTGTTGAGTTAAATCTAAACTACGTCTTAATTTTTTAATTCTTTCATTTAATTCCAATTTAAAGCCTCCTTTCAAAAAAAGAATACATCGTCCGACACTATATGTCAATAAAAAAGTGCTAACAGCAACAAAGAGTCCTAAAAAGACAAAAAGAACTTGACAAACGTGCTGTTAAGACTTATTATTGTCCTAACAGCAACAGAAAACACAAAACAAGTTGCTAAACGAAAGGAGTAAACAAGAAATATGAACATAGAAAAAATAAAGCGACTTATAAATACGAACTTTAGAAATAAGGTAAGCGTAAAAATAAGTTACACATTCTCTGGCAGCAGGAAAGAGGTAAAGATATGAAAGTAAGCACAATAGAGGAAATTCATAAAGTACTTAAAAGTCAAGCGGAAGCAACTAATGCAATATATCTTAATTTTAGAGAAGAACTTAGAGAGAGATATAGCACTATCTGGCTTGATAGCGTAGTTTCAGATGAAGAAGCAAAGGAACTTGAAAAGAGGAAAAAAGAAAGCTATAAAGCTTCTGACTTGCTTGAAGAATTTGAGCAGAATGAGTGGTAGCAGGAAAGGCGACAAATGAAGATAAAAGCATTAGAAAGGACACACAGGCTTCTTGAAGATAATGCGAAGAATAGCCGAGAGCTTGTGGAAGTAACAAAAGAAGAATACAAAAGAAAATACAACACGAGCTATCTTGACGGCGTGCTTTCGAGTAACGAAATAAGAATACTCGAAAGAAGAAAATGCAGATTGCGAGAAGCAGAAGAAGCACTGAGAGTGTTTGAACAAATGGAATTTGACGAGAGGAAGTGATGAATATGCAGGAAAGAGAGAAAAAGATCCTTGAAAACTTTGCCGAGATTATCCCGAAGCTGAGTGAAGCAGATAAAAGCTACTTGCTCGGTCTAGGTGAGGGTATGCTAATTAAGATTGAAATGCCAAAAAAAGAGCTGGCCACGAAAGTGAAAACAGCGTAGGAAAGGAATAAAGGTAAAACGCTGGTAGCAGGCATTATAGGAGAGAAAACAAAATGGATAAATACCGCTTATACAATGATGTATGCCGCTATATTCTAATACTTATATTATTAGGTGGTTTAATAGCAGAAGTTACACATTGTTAAAATATATTAAAAATAAGAAAGGAAACAAAGAAAATGGCAAAATTAGAAGTAACAATTGAGGTAGCAGATGACAATATTCTTGGATTAATGGCAAAAGTTAATGAAAAGAGGAAAGAGCTAAATATAGCAATAGGAGAGCTAGAAAACTGCTTTACAGCTAAGTACGGCAATATGTACAGCAATGTAGCAGAAGTTAAAGAGGTAACAGAGGAAACAAAATAAAGCCCCAGCGAAAAACGCTAGGGCTTGATAGAATTAAAGATTATTGAATTCTATCTTCTGGCTTGCAATATTCATTGTGAGTGTCCTTGATAGCAATTTTAAGGTGGTCGAAAAGCATTAAAGTACTGTTATCGAGAGCACCAGAACAATGATTATCCACTTCGTTTACAATGTTATTGTAAAGAGTTTCGAGAATTTGCAAAGAGTTCCCCATATTATATGTACCTCCTCTCTTATTTTCTAATTGCGATTATAAGACAGGGGTGCATAAAAATAAAGAGGTGATAAACACGGACAGAGAGATTAAATATAAAACAACGACTAAAGAATATCCAGACGGTAGCAAAGTAATAAGCCACCGCCCGATTATAACAGAAGAAGAAAGAGCGGCGGCGTTAAGAAACCTAAAAACAGCAATGGAACACTGTGCACGAGAGCTTTATAAAGCTAAGAAAGAACCAGCTAAAGAAGCAACAGCATAAAAAGGAAAAATAATGAAAAAGAAAGAAGACAGAGTAAAAAAGGAATACATATGCAAAACCTGCGGCAAGATAATAGAGCCAATGAAGTTTTCTATGGAAGAATACGCATACAAGAGAAGTCCTGTACACAGAAAAACAATATATTATTGCAGTTACAAATGTATGCGCACGGCACTACTTGCAGATGAGGAAAAGAAGAAAGCTAAAAAGCTAACAAGAAAGAAAACAACAGCAATAGTATAAGAGGTATCTAAAAGTGAATGAATACTACTGGAATTTACTAAATGCAAGAGAGAAAAAAGAGATTGCCAAGCTGGCAGAAACAACAATTGACAGCAAAGAAGAACTCGCGTACATATGTATACTACATTGCGACCTTAATACAGAAGTACTTGCAAAGCTGGCAAAGATAGCAGATGAGACAGGGTACTCCGTAGAAGAAGTAGCACAACAAGCGCACGCAATGCACATAAAAAACAGAATGATTAAAGAGAGGAGCAAAAAAGATGTACGTTATAAGAGAAAATAAAAAGACAGGCGAGAAAGAATATTATTACACACCGGGAATAAGGAAAAGAAAAAGCAAGCTGTCTAAAATTAAACAGCTTGCAAATAAGATAACAAGCACACAGCTTGCACTCTATAAAGGAGTAAAATAAAAAAACTAGCCTTTACGAGCAACGAAAGAACAACTTGACGCCTTGTCAGCGGCAGAGAGCTTAGCAAGAATAGATTTACAAGTATTTATAGAAGCACGTATGTCAGAGAGTTCACGCTTCGGGATATTGCCACTAGCAATATCTTCTTCTAAACAATCTAACTCGCTATCAACTGCGGCATACAGTGCCGCACACTCTCTGCTGGTTAATTCGATAGTTACATTAGCAGGCACAACAATCACCCCTTTCAAGGGGATTATAACACGAAAGCGGCAAGAAAGGAAAGAGAAATGTATAAAATATATAAAGCAAAAAGGATAAACAGCAATGAATATATCGTTGGTGAATTATCTATAGCAAAAATTGCTGGAACAACGCAATTAAAATACTTAATAAATCCAACGAATGAAAACGGCGTATATTACGAAGTTGAAAGCGACACCCTGCACAAAAGCACGGGCACAACAGATAGAAAAGGCAATCTTATTTTTAATGGTGATAAAGCATTATACATAGATAAAAGAAAAGAAAAACACTTGTGTACAATTGTATGCTTAGCGACAACTAAAAAGGTGCAGTACGGTGCGGCACTTGAAGAAGAACAGAAGTTATATATGTGCTTGCCGTCTTTTGGTAAGTGCGAACAGATAGAGTTAATCGAAGAAGATAACTGTAATTGTTGTACACACACAAATAAGAAAGCAGACAGTGAGCCTTGTTGCAGGTGCGACAACCCTTGCAACAAAAATGAAAATATAATCGAAATACGCACTCAGATGAGCGTACAAGATTTTAGCAAACTGTGGGTTAATAAATTAATTTTAGGAAAGAAGTAACATATTAATAAGAGACTCGCACAATAATATCACACAAATAAAGGGGCATATGCCCCTTTAACCATAAGGAGTTAAGATGGCAGAATTCGGCAAATACGCCGCAACCGCAAAACCCTACATAATTAAAAACGGCGAAAAGATATTAAAAGTCGCAGAGCCATATTATTGCCACGAGAAAAAAGTAATAAGAGCATATTGTCCGCATTGTGGAACAGAGGTTAACCGCCTATGGGAAATAGACTATTGCGGAGACTGTGGCGGTCGGATTAGCTGGCACGACCTCAGGGTTGAGGGGTATGGCGACATAGAATAATTAAAGAAAAGGAGAACAGGACAATGGAAGTACAGGAAATGTTAAAGAAATTAATAGAGGTAGCATCGCAAAAGAACGTTTTAGAAAAGTATTTATATATATCTTTAAGACATAAAGACCGCTGCGATGACGAGATAACAAGACCAAACAAATATCTTGAAGATATTAATGATGTTATGTCTTTGGAATTAAATACATCAGATGGCTGCATTGGCAGATTAAGCGTGAAAGAGAAATTTCTGCAAAGGGCAGGACTGAGCGTGGAAGCTGCTTGGGAGATAGCAAGAGCTAACACAATTAATAAAGAGGCTATAAATCCGTATGCAGAAGAGCTGATACAGGCGGCTGAAATCGCTGAAAATGATTTAGAGCGCATAAAAGAAATTAAGAAAATTATAAAAGAAGTATGCGGCAATATGATAGTTATAACAAGCACGAATAAATGTGATGGTGCTGGCGCTATATATGCAACGGAGAAGTTGAGACGATTTGCAAATGGCAGCAGATTATTAATAATACCAAACAGCATACACGAGCTTATAGCTATGAGATATAAAGACAATATGGATATACCTGAGTTTAATGAATTAATAAGGACTATCAATAAGACTGACCTAGGTAAAAATGAGGTCCTGGGCGATAGAGCCTATGTTATCAGTTTATAAGAAGAGTTGTAAATAAGAGGTGTAAGAATGCAGGAAATAAACAAAGTAAATATTACGGGAATAATGATAGGTGTTGGTCATACAGATGAAGTGGCTGGTATTCCTTTTAAAGGACATATATTAACACTGTTATTGCAACGCACTAATGACAAAATAGATGAGGTTATAGCTGTAATCAGCGACAACATTAATAATATAGATAGAATTGGAGTAAATATTCCAGTGTCTATACAGGGAGAGATACAGACAACCAGAGACTACCGGAATAACAAAGTGTATAAATATGTGCTTGTGGACAAGTTTGAAATTTTGGAGCTTGATGAATTTAGTTACTCTAACCATATAAAATTGTGCGGAACAATTAAACATATAGCACATAGAAAGCTAAATGCGGGAATAAAAATAACGGATTTTAAAGTGACTGTAAATAACAGGCTTACAGGAAAAGTCTGTTATATTCCTTGCGTAAGTTGGGACAGGAACGCAGAAACTGTAAAGAATTGGAACGCGGGAGACACTGTGGAACTGTGCGGCAAAATAAGAAGCAGGGATTACATTAAAGCCACAGAGGAGGGCGACGTTGAGGAAAAAAGAGCATATGAAATAAGCGTTGATACTATTAAAAGAATAAATACACAATAAATATAAAAAATAATGTGCAGGTAAAAAATAACGAATGACATTGCAGTGCCATTCGTTAAATGTACAGGTATATAAAAGATAAAATATACATCAAATATATTTTACAATATACAGCCTTATAAATCAAGTTAAATGCTGGGTTAAGCCCACATTTAAACACTTGATAAAAGTATTAACGTACCGACACATTATATTTATATATACATAAAAATATGATGAGGTGGGTTGGACGTATGCCATATGTTAAGAGAACGACTAAAGCTGGAAAAACAATAGAAATAGAATATTATTACACTTCCCAGTACAACAGAAAGGGCAGAACTAAAAGAGATAAAGTTAAAGCTACAGAAGAAGCACAAAAAAGAATAAACACCAAACAGGCAGAAAGAAAAATCCGCCTGCTGATGAATAATAACTTTGGTTATGGTGATTTCCATTTAGTCCTTGATTACATACGACATAAAGGTGAGCAGGACAGAACCCCCGAACAGATGAAGAAAGATATACAGATATTCTTGCGTGAGTGCCGCAAAGAATACAGAAAGCACAGCTTAGAATTTAAGTACATACACGTTATGGAGATAGGCAAAAGGGGCGCACGACACCACCATTTAGTTGTAAACCACATCGACCCCCAGATATTACAAAAAGCGTGGTACAAAGCTTATGAGGGACATAACAGAGTTAAGATATTCCCTCTCGATGATAGCGGACAATACAGCAAGCTTGCCAGCTACTTTATTAAGTATACAAGCGAACACCTAAGAGATGAAAATGGCAAAAGATTGCAAGGGAAACGATGGAACGCGAGCAAAAACCTTGTTATGCCAGAACCAGATTACGAGATTATTACAGACAGGGCGTGGTATCGTTGCGAAGCTAGAGCACCTAAAGGATACTATGTCGAAAAGGACAGCATAGAAAAGGGAATAGTAAGCCCAGAATATTACGGCTGGGGTTACTACAGATACCGACTAATAGAACTAGATAACATACAAGAGCGAACTAAGAAGAAAAGAAAGCGAGGAAATAAATGCGTAACGTAAGAATAGACAATGAAGCAGGAGCACAAGAAACATTATTCCAATGGGCAGAATACCAGGCAAGCAAGTATCCAGAACTGAAATTGTTATACCACATACCCAACGGCGGCAAGAGGGACAAAGTAACAGCAATTAACCTAAAAAGGCAGGGCGTAAAAGCTGGTGTACCAGACATCTGTCTTCCAGTGGCAAGAGGTGGGTACTTCGGCTTGTACATAGAACTTAAGGTTGGAAGCAACAAGCCAACTAAGCTACAAAATGAATGGTTGTGCAACTTAAATAAGCAGGGTTACCTTGCTACAGTATGTTACGGCTGGCAACAAGCAGCAGAAATATTAGTGGCATACTTAGAGTGCACGAATTAGTGGCATACTTAGAATGCACGACAATGAAGTTACTTAAACAGGCAGACAAGCAGGTATTACAACCACTGGCGTAGCGAAAAACAAAAGGAAAGAGGTAAAGAAAAATGAAAACTATTTCAGATTGTTTTAGATCCTTTATGGGGATAGGCTCTACTGGAATTGCTTGTTTAAGTGTTTTTATAGGAGATACAGTATGAAAGTACATTGTTTATTTGAACAGTCGGGCACATTCAAGAACGCTTTTAAAAAGTATGGAATTGAAGCTTATGACTATGATATTCAGAATGAATTTGGCGAAACAGACTATGTTACCGACCTCTTCAAAGAGATAGAGGGGGGCTATCAAGGTGAACCGAGTTTGTTTGATAAGATAAGTTCTGATGATTTGATATTTGCGTTTTTCCCTTGCACTTATTTTTCAGACCAAAGTTCTAGACACTTATGCTGCACAGCTTATCAATATAAGAATTACACTATTGAGCAAAAATGCGAGGTGTCAATGAAAAGACATAGGCAGTTAAGTTTATTTTATGAGATACTTAATAAATTTGTTATTGTCTGTCAAAGAAAACATCTAAGGTTAATTATAGAAAATCCATTAAGCACTAGCGGAATGCATTATTTAACACATTTTTGGTGCATAAAGCCTAGTGTTATCGACAAAGACAGGACATCGAACGGAGATTACTATAAAAAGCCTACACAATATTGGTTTATTGGTTTGCAGCCCAAGAATAATCTCATTTTTGAGCCATTAGAGGCAGTTGAGGTTATGAAACAAAGATATGTTACAAGTGACAATTCATTTGGAGTAGACAAAAAAACAGCAAGGTCAATGATACACCCACAATACGCAGATAGATTTATCAGACGGTATATTCTTGATGAAGAAATATGGAGAGGTAAACAATGAAAGACGAAACAAAGCAGGAAATACAGATTTTTATAGTATTAAAGGTTGGAAGCAACAAGCCTACAAAATTGCAAATGAATGGTTATGTAACTTAAACAAACAAGGCTATCTTGCTGTAGTGTGTTACGGCTGACGGCAGGCGGCAGAAATATTAGTGGCATACTTAGAGTGCACAACGATGAAGTTACTTAAACAGGCAGACAAGCAGGTGTTACAGCCACTGGCATAGCAGAAAAACAAAAGGAAAGAGGTAAAGAAAAATGAAAACTATGAGCGTAATTAATCTTAAGGGCGGCGTTGGCAAAACATATACAAGCTATAACATAGCTTATGAGCTTGCCAAGAGAGGAAATAAGGTGCTTGTTATAGATAACGATAAACAGGGGAATATAAGCAAGATATGCAGTGCTTACAATGCAGACGAAATAAGCGCAACAGCTAAAGCACTAACAGGAGAATACAATGATCCACAGGAGCTCATAATACACGCAGATTACAACATAGATATAATAACAGCTAATATGTCGTTAATGGCAGCAGTCTGGCAGTTAGCAACAAGCGAAGACGACCAGATAAGTGCGTTTGAAAAGTTAATAAATTCTAATATAGGCGAAAAGTCTTTAAAAGAAGTGTACGACTATCTAATAATTGACAATCCACCAGATATTGCATTTAATGTCATATCTGCGTTAAAGATAACGGACGAGGTAATAGTGCCTGTAAAAATTGACGAGTGGTCTCTCGAGGGCTTAGAGATAATAAGCGAGCAGGTGAAAGAAGCGAAAAGAATAAATCCAAAGATAAAGTTATTAGGTACGCTGATAACAATGTACAGAAATGATAATAGCAATGTTGTGGGCTTAAAATGGTTGCAGGAACACAGCAATGTTAATGTGCTGGGGACAATTAGATATACAGCCAAAGCAACAGAAAGCACATTCTTCAACAAGCCAGCATACGAGTATAGCCCTCTTTGCGGAGCGGCACAGGACTATAAGAAGTTTGTTACAAGATATTTAGAGGAAAGTGAGGTAAAGAAAAATGGCTAAATTTACAATGTTAGATATTCTTAACGCACAGAGCAAAAACAGCACAAGCACAAAAGTAGAAAGCTACACAGAAATCTACTTAAATCCTAAAGAAGTAAAACCAAGTGCAACCAATTTCTACAGCCAGAACGACATCGAAGAGTTGGCTGACAGCTTCCTTACTGTCGGACAGCAACAGCCAACAGTCTTAGCAAGAATAAATAACGAATACCGCATTGTGAGCGGACACCGCCGCAACCTTGCTAATTGCTTATTACTGGATAGAGGACATAACGAATATGAGAGAGTCCGTTATCTGTATAAAGATATGACAGAAGCAACATTCGAGCTTAGTTTGCTGGTGGGTAATGCTTTTAACAGAGAATTAACGGCATACGAAAAAATGGAGCAGGCGGCACGCCTTAAGAAAGCATTAATAAGAGCTAAGGAAGAGGATGGTTTAGAGATACAAGGAAGAATGAGGGACATAATCGCTGAAACCCTTAAAGAAAGCACCTCGAATATTGCCAGAATGGAGCAGATTAATAACAGTCTTAGCGACAGCGCAAAAGAGCAATTTAAAAATGGCAATATGGGAATAACCGCCGCATACGAGACAAGCAAGCTTACAGAGGACGAGCAGGAAGCAATTGCAGACAGATACGCGAGCGGCGAAGATGTTAGAGCCAAAGAGATTGCGGAAAAAGTAACAGAAAAGAAAGCGGCAGAGAAAGCAAAGAAAGAAGAAGCAAAAGAAAAAGAGAATGTGGCAGCAGATGAATACAGAACACCGCACCCAGAAAGCATAACAAGCTTGTGTTATAGCTGTTTAAATTACAGTACTTGCAATGTTAAAACATCTACCTGTAAGAAATGCGACGAGTATATTAATAAAGCGGAAGCAGAGAAGACAGATGAACAGCGTTACAATGAAGAACAGGATAAAATTGATAAAGAGACAAAAAGAAAGTTACAGGAAAGAGACAGAGAGAAAGCACTAGACAAAGCACTACAGCCGCGAGAAAAGAAAGTACACGAGTTAAAGCTGTCGGCGCTATTCTACGAGGACGTAGCAAGAGGTAGAAAGAGATTTGAATTGTGCAAGAATGACCACAATATAAAAGTGGGCGACAAGGTTCGGCTAAATGAGTGCCGCAGTGGCGACTACACAGGTAGATACATAGAAGCAGAAATTGTATATAAGCTAGAAAATTACAGCGGCTTAGAGGGCGGATATTGCATACTCGGAATAGATGTTATTAATGTTTTTAGATAGGGGGTAAAATGGCAGATACAGAACACAATAAAATACCAATGACAAAAGAGGAAAGGGACTATTTTAAAAGCGGAGTAAGAACTCTTTGCGGCACAGAAGTAATATACGTTAAAAATCTAATAAGCGACCCCAAGAGCGAAGCAATATTTACATCTGAGGATTTAAAATTTATGAAAAAAGAGCTTGGCAGACAGGCGGGGGCTATATTCGCAAGAGTTTTAAGAGCAATTAAAAGAAAGGATTTTGAAGAAGCACAGAGAGTAATGACAGGAAAATAAAACAATGGGCAGAATAATACTCTTTCCTACAAACGAAAATTATTGCAAAGAATGTGTGTGCCATAACGAAAAAATGGGAACTTGCAATAATGATAAATACAACAAGAATTCCTATGAGGTTAATTGTATACTAAAATATTGCAAATATAAGAAACTAAAAAACTAAATATGTGTCCGATTTGGACACACGCACAGGGTTGTATAATTGACAAAATATAAAAAATAGTGTATTTTATAAGAAAGGAAGGAGATGTGATAAATGCACACAGATGTAAGAGAATATATAAACCTGTGCCGCGTAAAAAAAGGCAATATTTCCGAAGCGGAACTAGCTAGAAGAACAGGACAGACACCGCAAAATATGAATAATAAATACAAGCGAAACACATTTAAGATTGCTGAACTTGAAAAAGTTGCAGAAGCTATGGATGCAGAGTTGAAAATTGTGTTTGTGGACAAAGAAACAGGAGAACCTATTATATAAAATATTTTATATTAAATAAAGAAAATGTTATAAAAAATATAAAATAAAATATAAAATAATGTTGACAAAATATAAAAAATAGTGTATTCTTATATTGTCGGAAGGGGCAAGATAACCGATATAATAAGAGAAAGCGAGGTAAATATGGAAATGAATATGACAGAAACAGCAAGATTAATTTTAAGATTAAGAGAAAAAGGAATGAGCGACACAGAGATAACAAACCTAATATTATTTATTGAAACAGGAGAAGAGAAGTACAAAGAAGAGGAAAATGATTAAGAATTAAAAATAAAAGAGCGGAACTTGCCACCGCTCTTTGCTAAATTATAGGAGCAGGCAAATTTATACAACGAAAGAGCTTTTTATAAAGGCAATGGAATGGAAAAGGAGATTGAAGATATTATATCTGCTGCGGTGGCAGCAGGTATTAAACAATACAGAGAAGAACGAAAAGAAGAAATTAGAGCTAATAAGTATCACGATACTTATACCCTAATGAAAAAGTATAAGAGTGCTAAGTATCACGCTGATAATGCTATTTCGGATAGCACGCAGCTTGATAGTGAATTCTTCGGGCGTGATGAGCATTTAGATAGCGTGAGACACACGCGAGCACAAACAATGTTAATGCTTGCACATATAGATAGCGTTCTTACAGAGATGAAAAGACGGCGTGAAGAACAGGGGAGAGAAATAGAATACACGGCTTTTAAAATGTATTTTATTGATGGAGTTGATTATGCCGAGATAGCCGAAAAACTAAACACAGGCAAGAACACACCTCGCCGTTGGATAAGCTCTATTATTGATGAGATGAGTACATTGCTTTGGGGGTATGAACTTGAAAGATTGGGCTGAAAGTTTTTATTTTGGCAGGCAGTGGCGAAAGACAAGAGATGAATTCTTGAAGTCGAAGAATTGGATGTGTGAGCGTTGTGGAGAAGCGGCAACAATAGCACATCATAAGAAATGGCTTACACGAAACAACATTAATGATGTTAATGTTACGTTGAACTGGAATAACTTAGAAGCATTGTGTCAAGACTGCCACAACAAAGAACACCACAGAAAAAGAAAACAAAAAAGATATATTGTGGACGAGAGCGGCAACGTGCTACCGCCCCCATTGTAGCGCTTCGGGGTAGTCTGAATATAACCGAGTGTGAAGCTAGATTATACTCTGCAAGGGTCACGCACGCGTGGTGTAGTAGGGGGTGTGGTCTAAAGGTGAAAGTGTGGTAAAAAGTTGGGGTTTACTTAGGAAAGTTAAAGAGATAAAATAATAGCGTGAAAGAGCGAGAAAGCAAGCTGGTAACAGCATTAAGCTTCTCGCTCTTTTTCTATTCTGTGTTATATACCCCTATAGCCCAGTGCGTAGGGTGCTGGGCTAAAAAACTATAAAAAGGGGGGTGCAAAATGGCACGAAAAAAGACTAAAGATAAGCTGATTGAAGACGAAAAAGAGCGTTTAAAAGCTATTTTTATCAATCTTGATGAGAATAAACGCGAACTTGTAACCCCGTTAATCGAGAAAGCAGCGTTTATGTCTATAGAATTAGATATACTACAGGAAAATATACAGAAAAACGGCTGGGTTAGCGAGTATAAAAATGGTGAAAATCAATACGGAACAAAGAAAAGCCCCGAAGCGGAAACATATGTTGCATTAACTAAGAACTATGCCGCAGTTATAAGACAGCTGACTGATTTAGTGCCAGCGGCAGAAAAAAAGAAGAGTAAACTGGCACTGTTAAGAGAAGAATAATGCAAAGTATTAATTATATACAGGAGTATTACACTGCAATATTAACTGGTAAGGTCATTGTCGGCGAGTGGATACGAAAAGTATATGAAATATTAATAAAGGGGCTAGAAAGCGGCGAATACATCTACAACGCTAAAAAAGTAAATAAGGCGATAAAATTTATAGAGAATTTTTGTCACCATAATAAGGGCAGGAACGACCTTATTAAACTTGAATTATGGCAAAAAGCTATTATTGCCGCGATATTTGGCATTGTAGACGACAGCGATACAAGAATTTTTAGAGAAGTCTTTATTGTAGTTGCAAGAAAAAATGGAAAGAGTTTATTTGCAAGTGCGATAATCGCTTATATGGCGTTCATCGAGCCGGAGTATGGACAGGATATATACTGTCTTGCTCCAAAACTCGACCAAGCCAAGATTGTATACGGCAATTTCTGGGAAATGGTTAAGAGCGAACCAGAACTAAAAGAAAATGCGAATAAGCGCAGAAGTGACATATATATTGCAGAATATAACAATACAATACAACCTATCGCTTTTAATGCAAAGAAAAGTGACGGATTTAACCCAAACTTGACGGTCTGTGACGAAATGGCGGCGTGGATAGGTGATCCAGGACTTAAGCAATATGAAGTTATGAAGTCTGCTTTCGGTGCGAGAAAACAGCCTATAATTCTAAGCTTGTCGACTGCTGGATACGTCAACGATGGCATATATGACGAGCTGATGAAGCGTGCAACTGCTTTCCTTAAAGGTAGAAGCAAGGAACGCAGATTATTGCCGTTTTTATACATAATAGACGACATTGAAAAATGGGACGACATAAAAGAGCTTATGAAGTCCAATCCAAACCTTGGCGTGAGCGTACAACCAGATTTCTACAATGAGGAAATTGTGGTTGCAAAAGGCAGTTTGAGCAAAAAAATAGAATTCTTAACAAAGTACTGCAATATTAAACAGAATAGTTCGGTCGCTTGGTTAGATTACAACGTAGTTGATAAAGCGGCAGCAGACTATACACTCGAAGACTTCCGCAACTGCTACGGCGTTGGTGGTATAGATTTATCGCAGACAACCGATTTAACAGCCGCTACAGCGCTAATACAAAAAAATGGCGTGCTGTATGCGTTTACACAATTTTTTATGCCAGCAAAACGCTTAGAAACACTGCAAGCAGTGGACGGCGTACCTTATGGAATTTATGTAAAACAGGGCGTTTTAACCCTGTCGGGAGAGAGTTATGTAGATTACAGAGATGTATATAACTGGTATGTAGACTTAATAAAGAAATACAAGATAAGAATGTTAAAAATTGGATACGACAGATATAGCGCACATTATCTCGTAGATGATTTGAAAAAATTCGGCTTCCACACGGACGACGTCCACCAAGGGGAAAACCTAACCCCTGTAATAAGGGAATTCGAGGGGATAATCAAGGACGAGAATTTTAAGATATGTAATAACAACCTACTTAAAATCCATTTCCTTGACGTGGCAATGAAACAAAACCTCGAAACTCGTAGGATTCGACCTGTAAAACTCGAACCTAAAGCGCATATTGACGGCTTTGTGTCCGTAATAGACGCGATGACTGTAAGACAAAAATATTGGAAAGAAGTTGGTGCACTACTGAAAAATGAGAAAGTGGGGTGATAATATAGGAATATTCGATTATGTATTCGGTAAAAAAAAGAAAGAAAAACAGCTAATAGATAAGTATTTTACTTTGTTGAGCGGTTACAGCCCTGTCTTTACGACATTTGACGGCGGCGTGTATGAAATGGACTTAACAAGAACAGCAATTAATACATTTGCGACACATTGTAGCAAGCTAAAACCTGAAATTGAGGGCGAAGCACTTAAGCACCTAGAAAAAACGCTACAATTTAAACCCAATTTTTTTATGGACACAACCAAATTTTTAGCGAGAGTGGCGACAATCTTGGAATGTGAACATACTGTATTTATTATCCCAATCGAAGATAAATACGGCGAGTTGTGTGGCTGGTATCCTGTACGTCCACAATTTTCGGAGTTGATAGAGTACGACGGAAAGCCTTATTTACGCTACCACTTTGCAAATGGGGAAAAAGCCTGCATTGAATATGAAAAAGTGGGGGTACTGACAACCCACCAATACAAAAATGATATCGTAGGCGAAGATAACGACACCTTACAGCCAACCTTGCAGTTGATACAGACAAGCAACGAGGGGATTATTAATGCTGTTAAGAATTCTGCTAATATCCGATTTCTGGCAAAGATAGGTAACATCTTAGCTGAGGAAGATATTAGAGAAGAGAGAGACAGGTTCACAGCTGAAAATCTGACAGCAGATAATAAAAGCGGCTTGTTGGTTTATGATAACAAGTTCGAGGAACTTAAGCCAATCGAAAGCAAGCCTTACACGCCTAATGCTTTACAAATGCAACAGATACAGGAAAATGTTTGCACACATTTTGGCACGAATATGGACATATTGCAGAATAAATTCAATGAAGAGACGTGGGGCGCATATTACGAGGGCAAGATTGAACCTTTTGCTCTGCAGCTATCTCTTGTTATGTCTAATATGTCCCTATCCTTGGGACAGTTAGCGGATAATGCAATAACATTTAGTGCAAATAGATTACAGTATGCCAGCAACGCAACAAAATTACAGGTAAGTACACAGCTGTTCGATAGAGGGCTAATTAATAGAAATTCTGTAATGGACATCTGGAATATGCCGCACGTTGAAGACGGCGATAAATACTATATTAGACGAGAATATACAGAAGTTAATCAGCTTAATAATAATGAGCTGGCTAATAATAACAACAACGAAAGCAAAGAACTGAACAGCGAAGATGATAAAAAGCGAGCTGAGACAGGCAATAAGGAGAATGACAAAGGTAACGATGAATAAAGAGTACAGAAGTATCACAATGCCGCTTGCTGTAACGGCAACAGGGCAGAAGCTTTTAGAAAGTGAATATTATGTCGAGGGCTACGCTACAACATTCAACAGTCCTTACGAGTTATATAGGATTGGCGACAAAAAGTACTATGAAGTAATAGACAGACACGCACTTGATAACGCAGATATGAGCGATGTTATTATGCAGTACGACCACGCAGGTCGCATATATGCCCGAAACAGCAACAATACATTATTGCTTAACATTAATGACAGGGGGCTATTAATAGCCGCAGATTTAAGCAAGACACAGCTTAGTAAAGAGCTGTACGAGGATATTAAAGCAGAAATGATAAACAAGATGAGCTGGTCTTTTATTGTTAAGAGGGACAGGTATGATAAAGCTACAAGGACAAGAACAATCCTCGAGGTAAGCAAAATCTACGATGTTAGCGCAGTAAGCGTTCCAGCCAACGACAACACGATAATATCTGCGAGAGATTACTTTAATGCACAGTACGAAAAGGAACAGCAGATAACTAAAAGAATTAAGACACTAAAAATATTAAGTACGTTTTAAAAAGGAGAAAAAATGAGATTAAAAGAAATTGAACAGAGATTAGCGGCAATTAAGGAAGACATTGAAAAAAGAGCGGCTGAATTAACAGCGGAAGAATTAGCAGGATATGAAACAGAAGTAAAAAACTTACAGGAAGAGCGTACAAAGCTGTTAGAACAGCAGGAAAAAAGAGCAAAGTTACTTACTTCCCTTGCGAACAACGATATTGTAGATACAACAAACGGAACAATACCGACTGTTGTACAGAATTTTAGTGAAAAAAGAACAGTTGAAAATCCAACAGACACAAAGGAATACCGCACAGCATTTATGAATTTTACTTGTCGCGGTACAGCTATGCCGCTGGAAATGAGGACAGGCGAGAACACAACAGTTGCTGATACGGGTGCAGTAATTCCTAATACAATTATGCAGAAAATAATTGCAGAAATGGAAAGCTACGGCAACCTTTACGCTGGCTTTACTAAGCTTAACATACAGGGCGGTGTTGCTATTCCAATTGCAGACATTAAGCCTGTGGCTAAGTGGGTAGGCGAAGAAAGCGGAGAAGACCAGAAGCTCGGTGCAAGCAATTCAATTGTATTTAATTATTATGGCATAGAGGTAAAGATTAGTCAGAGTATTCTTGCTAACGTCGTTACTTTAGAAATGTTCCAGAAGCTCTTTATACCTCTTGCAACAGAAGCAATTGTTAAGGGTATAGAGGTAGCGGCTATTAATGGCAAGGGTTCAAGCGAAAATAAACTTCTCGGTGTTACTAAAGACACAAGAGTTACTAATGTCGTAACGCTTACAGAAAAAGAAATATCAAGCTGGAGCGGCTGGCATAAGAATGTTAAAAAGAAGATTAAGAAAGCTTATAGAGACGGAATATTCATTCTTAATCAGTCGACATTTGATAGTTACATAGACGGAATGGTAGATAGCAACGGACAGCCAATAGCACGCGTAAATTACGGAATTAATGGTGAGGAAAGCTATAGATTTATGGGGCGCACTGTTGAAACTGTAGAAAGCGACATACTACCAGACTACGATGACGCAAATGACGGCGATGTTATCGGCATTTATATGAAGCTTTCTGACTATGTATTTAATTCTAATATGGCTATGACAGTAGTTAAGTGGACAGACCACGATACTAACAAGATTAAAAATAAAGTAATGATGATTGTGGACGGCAAGCTTGCGGACGCCAACGGTGTTATCTTGATTAAGAAAAAGGTGCAGGAAGTGTAATGTAGGCTGATTGAGAGGTGCAAAATGGCAAGAGTAAAAGAAGAATTGGAAGCTCTTACAGTCGAAGAGCTTAAACAAGTATTAAAAAATAAGGGGCTTGACGAAAATGGCAAGAAAAGCGAGCTTGTAGAGAGAATTCTGGCAGCGGAAGAAGCAGATACAAATGAAATTCTGGCAGCAGAAGAAGCAGACACGAGTGAGAATGTGTCCAATTCGGACACAAGCACTGTAACTGTTAAAGTAATAGATACTTACAAAGATAAGGAAAGAGGAAGCACCCAGCACATTAATGACACGTTTGAGATTAGAACTGAGCGTGCTGAACAACTTGTTGCGGCTGGTGTTGCGATAATCGTATGACAGATATTGTTAATGCTATAAAGGGCGCAATGCGAATGAGCATTGCGTCTGACATAATAGACAGCGATATATACAATTGTGTACAAGCGTGCAAAGCAGATTTGACACTTGCAGGAGTTAAGAAGTTGGACGACAGCGACCCACTCGTGTTAGCGGCAGTTACGGCGTACGTTAAGGCAGATTTTAACTACAACAATCTTGGCGAACGCTACAAACTTACTTACGACACATTAAAGACACGCCTTGCACTGGCAGGAAAGTACAATAAAGAGGTCGAAAATGATAGCGGAGATAACACTGATAAGCAGAATTAACGCCACAGAAGATAAGAAGACTAAGGTACTTGCGGATATAGAAAGCATAACGCAGAAAGAATTTTCTACCGCAGGAGAAAAGGGTATAAAGCCAGCACTTAAAATTGTAATGTGGCGGCACGAATATAATAGCGAGACAGAGCTTGAATGTAATGGACAACGCTTAACAGTATACAGGACGTATGACAGGATAACAGAGAATAAAATCGAACTGTATACAGAAAAAAGGGCAGGCAGAAGATGAATGAAGTGATACAGGTAGATGATACTGCAACAGCTATAGCGCAGGCACTTACAGAGTATGATCAAGAGGTAGCGGACAAGACTAAAAAAGTTGTAAATAAGGTTACACGCGAAACTGTAGAGACTCTGCAACACATAAGTCCGAAGCGTACAGGAAAATACGCCGAAAACTGGACAAGAAAGAAAGGTTACGAAGACGTACGAACTCGAAGAAATACAATCTACAACGATAAGAGATATCAATTGACACACCTCTTGGAATTTGGACACGCTTCAAAATACGGCGAAGTTAAAGGAATTCCACACATTTCTACAGCGAACAAAGAAGCACAAACTAAGTTAGAGCAGGAAGTTAGAAAGGCACTCGAATGAAAGAAAATACAATTATACAGCGAATTAAAGATGTGGGGCTTCCTTATACAGAGGTGGAGTTCAAAGAAACGATAGAAACGCCGTTCCCGGAATTACCATACTTAATATACATTAAGCCGCTAATAGAAACTAAAAAAAGTGACGACGGCATTATGTACATTAAACACATTAAAATGGCTATAGAGCTGTACACAGACAGAAACCCAGATGAGAAGCTAGAGGAAAAAGTGGAAAAAGAGGTATTAAAAGATGTGGAGTACACTAAATACCAGACGAAACTTGAAAGTGAAGATATTACACAAACAGCATATGAATTTAATTTGATAGAGAAAGGAAAAATAAAAAATGGATAGCGAGAGAATAATATTAGGGAGCGGCAAGCTTTATTGTGTGCAGTTCACAGGCGAAATCCCAGAAGACGCAGTAATAGAAACAGAGGAAAATGAGCTTGCACATATCAAGGGCGGCGCAAGCTTGGAATATAAAGCAGAGAGTTACACAGCTGAGGACGATCTTGCACTAGTTAAAAAAACAAGGCTGACTAAAGAGGAAGCGACCTTGAAAGCAGGCTTGCTTACTTGGTGCGGTAATACACTTAAGAAGCTGTGTTCGACAGCAAGAGTTACAGAAACTAAGACAAAGCGAACTGTAAAAATAGGCGGTATTAAGAACCAAACAGATGAAAAGTATCTTCTTCGCTTCTTGCACGAGGACAGCGAAGATGGCAATATCCGAGTAACAATTGTCGGCAAAAATGAAGCGGGATTTAGCTTTAGTTTTGCAAAGGACGCAGAAAGCACACTTGAACCAGAATTTAGTGCACATCCAATAGATAAGGATGGCACACTGATAATTTTCGAAGAAGATATTATAGGAGAAGTATAATGGCAAACAAGTATTTTGATTTTGGAAAATTAAAAAGAAGCTTCTACAACACTAAGTTGTATGACGGCACAACGCTTATAGTAGAAATGCCGAAGAAAAGAACATTCGAGAAAATGCAGGAAGTAGCAGAAACGAATAAAGATGATAACAGTATAGAAGCTTATAACAAGCTTCTGGAGTTGATGGCGGAAATTCTTAGTAATAACCGCAATAAGAAAAAGATAACAGTCGAATATCTCGAAAAAGCAGGATATACAATAGAAGATATTGTTACATATATAAGCAATTACACAGATTTTGTTAATTCTATAGCAAAAAACCCAAACTAAAAATCCCGCACTGCCCGATACAAACAAATAATAATAGCAGTGCGGTACACTACGAATTACAGACAATGTCAGAAAAACTTATTATTGATTATCTTAATATATCTATATTTGATATTCAGGATATGCCTATAGATTTATATTTGTTTTTTATGCGTGAAGCATTCTTGACAAAGATGATGGAAACGAAAGAAGGACGTGATTATCTTGCTGATTGCTGGAGGTTTGAGCAGACTAAGCCAGATAGGCAGAAGATACGCGAAAAGATAGAGGATACTAAATAAGTTGGGGAACATTAAAGGTATTACCATAGAAATTGAGGGGAATACCACTAAGCTTTCACAGGCGTTATCTTCTGTTAATAAGCAGAGCAGTGCGCTGCAAAAAGAGCTTAGGGAAGTGGACAAGCTATTAAAACTTGACCCAACTAACACAGAATTATTAACACAGAAACAGAACTTGCTTAAAAATGCAATTGCAAGCACAAAAGATAAATTAAATACACTTAAGAAAGCTGAAAAGCAGGTACAGGAACAGTTTAAGCGTGGTGAGGTATCAGAACAGCAGTACAGAAGCTTACAGAGGGAGATAATATCAACAGAGCAGAGCTTAAAAAGCTTATATAAAGCAACAAGCGAAAGCTCCGCAGCCCTTGAAAAAATAGGAGCAGGAGCGGACAAGCTGTCCGACAAAGCGAGCAACTTATCCAACAAGCTAAAGCCTGTAAGCACTGCGGCAATCGCCGCAGGAACGGCAAGTTTGCTTGGAGCTTCTAATTTCGAGGACGCTATTGCTAAGGTATCTACAATAGCAGACGCAAGTGTCGTAAGCATAACAGATATGAGTACAGCGATTATGAAGCTGTCCAATGACACAGGACAATCTGCGACAGATATAGCGGAGGCGGTGTACAATGCAATCTCTGGCGGTGTAAATACTGCGGACGCCGTGACATTCGTAGCAAATGCCACAAAACTTGCAAAAGCAGGTTTTACAGACACAGCTAATGCGACGGATATTCTTACAACTGCATTAAATGCCTATGGATTGTCTGCGGAAAATGTTACAAGTATAAGTGATATGCTTATAACAACCCAGAATTTAGGTAAGACAACTGTAAACGAGTTAGCAAGTGCAATGGGTAAGGTTATTCCAACAGCAAATGCTAACAACCTGCAAATAGACCAACTTTGTACAGCGTATGCAGATATGACTGCGAAAGGTATAGCAACCGCAGAGAGTACAACATACTTGAATTCTATGTTTAATGAGCTAGGCAAGGGCGGCACGACTGTAGATACTATACTGCGAGAGAAAACAGGAAAGTCATTCTCGGAATTAAATGCAGATGGCGCAATCTTAACAGATAGCTTGCAAATTCTTAAGGATAGTGCAAATGAGACAGGGAAAAGCTTTGGCGACCTGTGGAGTAGTTCCGAAGCAGGTAAAGCGGCTACTGTTCTTCTTGGTAACAGCACAGAAGAGTTTACAGATATTCTTGGACAAATGCGAGATAGCACAGGAGCGACAGGTGAAGCATTTGACAAGCTTGATACAGATAGTAATAAAGCTAAGATTGCACTTAACCAAGCTAAAAACGCCGCGACCGACTTAGGAACACAGGGACTTGAACTTGTAAGACCACTGTTAGAAAAAGTAACAGAAAAGATAAAAGAGTGTACAGAGCATATTGCTGGAATGTCGGACGAGCAGAAGCAGACATTGGATAAAGTTATAGGTGCTGCAGCAATACTAGCCCCACTTGCACTTGTAATAAGCAAAGTATCCTCTACTATTAGCAATGTAACACAAGTGTGTAAGGATTTAAGACCTGTTATATTACTGCTTAATAGTGCAATAGCGGCAAACCCTATTGTATTAGTTATTACTGCAATAGTTGCACTAATAGCAATTCTTGTGACGATGTACAATAAATGCGAATGGTTCAGAAATGGCGTAAATGACATTTTTGGGAACATTCAAGAATTTGTATCCGGTGCAATAGAAAATGTAAAGACGTTTATAGAAAACATCTGGGTGAAAATACAAGAAATATGGGGTTATATAGAACCTTATGTTCAGACAGCAAAGGACTTTGTATCACAGATTATAAGCGACATTACCCAAATATTTTCTGACGCTTGGGAGATTATCAAACTTGTATGGGATTTGGTTAGTCCATACTTCGAGACGATAATTAATAATATTAAGATATACTTTTCGACTGTTAGCGAAATTTTAAGCATTGACTTCAAACTTGCGTGGGAGATAATTAAAAGTATTTGGGACTTAGTTAGCCCATTCTTCTCGGCGGTTATAGAGACAATAAAAAGTATCTTTTCGGTAGTTGGAGAAGTCCTAAGCTCTGGATTTAAACTTGCTTGGGAAATTATTAAAAATGTCTGGAGTGTTGTAGGTGCGTACTTTTTTATGGTATGGAATACCATAAAAAACATCTTCGCAGTAGTTAAAGATGTTTTGTCGGGTGATTTCGCAGGTGCGTGGGAAGCAATTAAAAATATCTTTGCAGGCTTCGCTGATTTCTTTGCAGGCTGCTGGGAAGCAGTTAAAAATATATTCGGAGCAGTTATAGAATTCTTTGGAAACATCTTCGGATCCGCGTGGGAAGCGGTCAAAAATGCGTTCGCGAATTTTGGCGATTTCTTCGATGGTTTGTGGGGGCGAATTAAAGATACATTCTCGAATTTGGGCGAGAGTATCGGCGACGCAATAGGAAGTGCAGTTAAAACAGCGATTAACGGCGTAATTGCAACTATCGAAAATACGATTAACGGCGCAATAAGATTAATTAATAAAGCACTTAACCTTATTAATAATATTCCCGGTGTAAACATTTCGAACATACAGGAATTAGACTTGCCACGATTAGCTCACGGCGGCGTCATTGCTGAGGGTGATGCGATGATTGCGGAAGCAGGTCCAGAGGTTGTTAAAATGGTAAATGGCAAGGCAATAGTAACGCCACTTACGCCGAGTGCAAAAAATACAGCGTTAGGCAAAGAAGACAAGACTAACAACACAACTAATAATATTAATCTTAATATCGAACACTTCGAGAATAATCGACAGACAGACATTAAGGAATTAACAGAGGAAATGTTGCAGACAGCAGAGGAATTGAAGGAAAGGGACGACAGAGTATATGCGTGATTACCTTAACAGCTTTACATACAAAGGAATAAATTCGCTCGATATGGGGCTTATAATTGCAGAAAAAAGCAACGCATACAACAAAGCGGATCCTGTAATCGAGACTATCAACGTGCCAGCAAGAGGCACGTTGATAGTTGATAACAAGACAGATGAGCTTGATAACCCACAATTTAATGACTATACAGAGAAATACATCTGCTATATAGATATAGATATGTTGGGAATAAGCTTAGAAGAACACGCACGCCGTCTGTATGCCTGGCTTTATAGCGGCGATATATCTTTTAACAAGCTGTATGACACATATGATGAAGACTATTACACTCTTGCTTATGCTAGTAGCAATGCAAGCATAACAGACTTAGCACGCCGCTTATTAGGTAAAATAGAGATAGAATTTACCTGTAAAGCATACAAGAGAAGTATTAAAGGCGATAAGCTAATAACGCTAACAGAAGCGACAACACTTAACAACCCAGAAGCATTTACATCTCTTCCTTATATTAAAATATATGGAAGTGGCAACATTACGCTAAGCATTAATAACAGGTCACACGCATTTAAAGATGTAAGCGAATATATAGAAATAGATAGCGAGCTGATGAACGCCTATAAAGATAAGCAACTGCAAAATAATAAAATGCTTACAACACTATTTCCAAAGTTAGCGGCAGGAGCTAACAACATTAGCTGGATTGGAAGTGTGACAAAAGTGGAAATAATACCGAAGTGGACAAAGTTATGATACCTATTTTGTATGATAAGAGAGAAAGCGAATTTACGACAAATGGAATAGGGCTTCTTACAGACGCGGTAAGCTGTCTTGTTACAGAAGAACGCAACAGTACATATGAACTTACACTTGTGTATCCGCAAAGCGGACACCTTGCTGAATATATAGAAGAAGACAGTATTGTTAAAGCAAAGGCAAATGATACAGACGAGTTACAGCTCTTTAGGATATATAAGACAGGAAAGCAGATAGGCGATAACACAACGTACTACGCAGAACACATAAGTTACGAGCTTACCGCTAATCCTGTTGAGCGTTTTAATGTAAGTGGAGTTAATGCACAGCAGGCATTAACAGAGCTGTTAAAACAAGCAATATTCCCGCATAAATACACAGGATACAGCGATATAACGACAGTAAACAAGACAAGTATAAGCGAAGTAATTAGTGTAAGAAAAGCACTCGGCGGTATAACAGGAAGCTTATTAGATGTCTGGGGCGGCGAATACCACTTTAATAATTACAAGGTAGAATTGCTAAAGAGCCGAGGACGTAACAACGGCGTTACAATCGCCTACGGCAAGAACCTAGTAGACGCCAAGCAAGAAAAGAATATTGCCAATGTGGTGACAGCAATATTCCCTTATGCCTATTACAAGACAGATGAAGCAGCAGAAGAAACTTATGTATCCTTAAAAGAGAAAGTGCTAATACACCCAGATAGCGGTATCTACGCATATACAAGGTGTGAGCCTGTGGATTTTAGCGACGAATTCGAGGACAGCGAAATAATAACACAGGACGCATTAAGAGAAAAAGCACAAAAGTACATAGATAATATGTCTATAGAGCCAGATATTAACATAACCCTATCTTATGCACAATTAAAGAAAACTAAAGACTATAAGAATATAGAAGTTATGGAAAGCATAGCTCTATGCGACACTATTAACGTGCGAATAGATAAGCTTAATATTAATGCAACAGCTAAAGTTGTTAAGACAACATACAATTCTATTAAAGAGCGGTTTGAGAGTGCGGAAGTAGGAAGTGTAAGAACTAATCTTGTTAAGCAACTTAATGCGAAGCAGAAAGAGACACAGGAAAGTATAGAAGTTAGCAAGAGCCGCGCAGAGAAGATAAAAGAAACTATAGAGAAAACAATTAAAGATGTAACAGCGGCAATTACAGGTAACAGCGGCGGTTATGTAGTCCTTTACCCGGAGAAGAACCCGCAGGAAATATTAATATTAGATACCCCGAATATTAATACAGCTAAAAATGTCTGGCGTTGGAATTTAGCAGGGCTGGGACATAGTTCCAACGGCGTAAATGGAACATTTACAACAGCTATAACAGCGGACGGGCGGATTGTAGCAGACTTTATAACCGCTGGAAAATTAACAGGGAAAATCTTAGCGGCTGGCACTGTGTACGCAGAAGCATTAGATGTAAAGTATAAGAATTCCGTTAAGGAGTATACAGATAACGCAAAGCAAGCGGCAATTAAAACATCTTCTACAGAGATAAAGAATACAGCAGAAGAGCTAAAATTAATCGCTAAAGGCATTAAAGAGGATAATACACACAACTATGTGGATAACCCTAAATTTAGTGGAAACTTTGGCGAAGATAATTTTCTGTGGGGGACGAATACAAGTAATAACACAGTTATAACAGATACAACACTTGGCAGATGTGTAAAATTAGTAAGATACACAGATCCGTCATACATATATATTAATGTGGGAAAGCTGGCAGCAGGAACATACAGAGTGGCATATAAAGCAGCGACAATAAAAGGACAAGAGCCAAGAGCAACAACCCGCACAAGCTTTCGTTCTGCTACTATAACAAGCCGGAGTGGACAGCTTAAATCTGACGAGTGGACAACGATAGAAAAAGATATAACAATAACAGAAGCTAACTCTAATATACTATACATATACGCTAACGATATGAATACTACCCTCTTGATAACAGATGTAAAAGTGCTGGGATTACTTAGCACATACACAGAAACACAGGTTAAATTAAGAAATGAATTAATAGAATTAGAAGCTAAAAGAGCAAAGACAGCTGAGGGCGAGCTGAAAGCTTCGATTGCGGTAAATGCAGAAAGTATAACAAGCTGTGTAACTAAAGATAGCATAAGCAGTTATATTAAGCAGTATTACGATAAGGTAATCGTGGCATTTAACAACAATTCTAAGTACGTTCAGATTAACGCAGGAGAAATTGCGATTTATGACGGCGCGATTGAAGGACAACAGCTGAGAAGTAAATTCGACCAGAATGGCAACAATTTCTGGCGTGACGGATATTTTGTCGGGAAAATAGGTACAAACCAATGGGAGAATGATAAAACTCACAAGGGATTGTCATTTGATTTAGAGCTACAGGGAAAGTATATGTGTTGGGCGCGAAAAACGGAAGCACTAGGAAGTTATAAAGTTGTCTGGTGCTATTCTAGGGCTGGTAGTATACACGATGAGGAGGGTTTACATTTTGGCGCAGACATCTACGCACACAACTATAAAATGCAAGATGTTAATTTAGTTAACGCTAGGTCAAACGGATATACTACAGTAAGCAAAAAAATCCCAGTTGTAACAAGCATAACTAAAAACGACGATGGCTCATTGACGTGGACATATAGCAGTATCACAGTTCGCGGCGGTTTGGTTACAGCCGCACCTAACAGCTCGGAGGACATTTAGAATGAATAAAACAGAGGAAAAACAAGAAGAAAAATTGATAATAACAGAAGCAGAAGAACCAAAAACAGAAGAAGCGGAAGAAGTAAGAGAGGAGACTGTAAGACTTGGATAATACAGATAAAATAGAGGAAAAACAGGAAGAAAAGAAAGTGCCTCTTAATGTAACAATTACAGCGGCAAGGGCAGAAATGCAAATGGCTATAGTAGACATAGAACAGAGGTATGGGCTTCCAGCATATCTTACAGATTTAATTTTAACGGCGTGCTTGAGCGATGTAAGAGATTGTGCAACGAAAGAGCTAATTGACAGATGATAGGACAAGAAAAATGACGAATATACAGGAAATAACAGTAGCAATAGATGATAAACCGCCATTTGAATACATTATAAGTAAAGAGGGCGAAGCAGACAGCAGAATAATTAAAGTGGGGTTTATCGAAAATAATATCGAGTATAAAATCCCTGCGAACACAACGGCAAGAATTAAAATCTACAAGCCAGATGGCAACAAGATTTTAAGTGATTGTACAATTGCAGATAACAAGGTTGTATGCACGCTGAGTGAGCAGATGTTAAGTGCGGCAGGCGTCGGAAAAGGCGAAATCTTATTGTATAACAATAGTAGCGTCCTCATCAGCGCGACATTCTACATTAAAATTGTGGAAAGTGTGTACAAAAACCACACGCTAATAAGCGACAATGACTATTTTAGCTTAAACAAGATAATGATAGAGACTATACAGGTAAGAGAAACCCTTGAAAACGCCTACAAGATTGCGGAAACACAGGGAGAGAAAGCAAGCGAAGCGGCAGACAAAGCAAACACCGCCGCAACGGCGGCAAATAAAGCGGCGAGCGCGGCAAACACGGCAACCACTGCGGCGACCACAGCGGCAGAAGCGGCACAAAAGGTTGCGGACAATGTAAGCGATATCACAGCAAAAGCAACTGCCGCGGCAGAAGCGGCAAAAAAGTCGGAAGAGACAGCGGCAGCCTACAAAGAAGATACTCAACGTATCTTTGGGAATGCAAAAGGAGCAGAAGCGGCGGCGGCAGTCTATAAAGACAATGCTAAAAGCTATATGGACACAGCTAAAAGTTATATGGACACAGCTAAAAACGCCGCCGCGTCTATAACAGGAGCACTAAAGCCTAAAGGAACAGTAACATACACTAAATTGCCAGAAGTATCTACTGCAGATGTGGGAGATATGTATAATATAAGTACGGATTTTAAATCTACAGCGGATTTTAAAGACGGCGGCGATATACAGTATCCAGCGGGGACGAACGTGTACAAAACGGAAGACAATAAGTGGGATTGCCTCGGTGGGGAGTTAAGTAATTATTTAATGCTGGACGATGTAGATACTGCATTAGAGGAAGCAATGCCAGATTACACAGAAAGCGCAGATTTACAAGAGTTAGTCGCTGGCGAACGCTTTAAAAGTGCACTTGGTAAAATAAAAACAGCAGTTAAGAATGTCATAGCAATTACAAAACTGTTAGGAAATACGGATATAAGTAATGTTGGCAATGGAACAGTAACAGGGGCAATAAGTACACTAAACAGCAATATAACAACAACGTGCGAAAATGCTATCATAACATACGCACCTGCTTTGGCACTGGTAAATATAATGCCAGTTAAACTAACCAACACTGTAGCAATTAGGAGTTGGACAACAGTCGCAACTCTGCCTGAGGAATATAGACCGAGTAAAGTTATAAAATTTCCTGTTACAGTATATAATCCGGCAGGGCTTGTGGCATATGGACAATTAACACCAGCTGGTGCATTACAAATTTATAGCGATACTGAAATTAAGGTAAATCAAGGACAAACATATTATAATTTTACTTATTTTATTTAAGTAATATGTCTATTGAAGATATTGCTGTTTAGTACACTTGAGCTTTAACATACGGAAAGGAGACGATTATAAAGAAAAAATATTACATTAGCAATTTTAGGAGCGTATCTGTTTGGACTTGGAATAGATGTTGAATTAATATCTATTGCAATGCTGGGAACTATTATAGCAATTATCGGAACATTTAAAGCTATATTAGAATGAAATAAAAAAACGCACTAACCACAAAAGTTAGCACGCTTTAAAATATACTTATTACAACAATATAATAGCACAACAACAGTAAAAAGTGAAGTGCGAACAAAAGTGTATATAAAAGGAAAAAGAAAAATGAAAACAAAAATCTGCGTTGCATTCGGTGCACTCGGTGGAGCAATTGCGACGGCTCTCGGTGGCTGGAACAGCTCTTTAACAACATTGGTTGTATTTATGATTATCGACTATGTTAGTGGTATTGCTGTGGCTGGCATATTCCACGCAAGCACCAAAACAGAAAGCGGCTCTCTTAAGAGCATTGCAGGAGCCAAAGGGCTATGCAAGAAAGCAGTAATACTCTTATGTGTGTTAATTGCTTATCGTTTAGATATAGCAGTTGGAACTACATATATAAGAGAAGCTGTAATTATTGGATTTATGTCCAATGAGCTAATTAGCATAGTCGAAAATGTCGGACTTATGGGCGTTCCTATGCCGACAGTAATAACTAAAGCGATAGATGTTTTACAGAATAAGAGTAAAGCAATAGAAGAACAGGAGTAAAAAAGTATGGAAAAAATTAAGTGCGGAGACTTCGCAAAGTGGAATGGCAATGTTGACTGGAACAAAGTAAAAGCGGCAGGACTGACACACGCAGTCCTAAAGGTAATCAATAAACAGCTTGAACCAGATGAGCAATTTGAAAATAACTGGCGTGGTTGTCAGCTCTCTGGCGTACACATCTGTGGCGTGTACAACTATGTATACACACCTACAGTCGAGAAAGCAATCGAAGCCGCTAGGAAAGTAATCGAAATCTTAGGCGGTAGAAAAGTAACTGTATATATGGACATCGAAGATGTAGTTATGCGCTACTTAGGAAGCGGAATAATAGATATTATTAAGGCATATAAGCAGGTGATCGAAGAAGCTGGCTGTACATTCGCTATATACACGGGAATGAGCTTTTATGGCTCTTATATTAAGCCTTATGCAGACGAGGAAGTATTAAATTACAATTATTGGATAGCAAGGTACAAAGATTATGAGCCAATGACCTTAGCGGATGAGCCAGAAGAGAGCAGAAAGCCGCTTATTGTTAATAATCTTGTAGGCTGGCAGTATACAAGCGTAGGCAGAATAGACGGCGTAAATGGTAACGTGGATTTGTCGGAATTCTATGGTATGCACGATAATTGCGACACTGATAACAATACTGAGAAGGAAGAAAACAATAACAATCCTGTTAATATTACATATGCGGCTTATACAGACAAATGGTGGGACGAAGTAACTAACCGCGAGGACTGGGCTGGTAAGTGCGATAACGTAGCAATTAAGGGGCTTGCTGTTAGAGTAGACAGAGGAAGTGTTAAGTATAGAGCACACACAATTAACGGCGATTGGCTTCCTTATGTTACAGGTTACGATCTTAACGACACGAACAATGGATTTGCTGGCGACCTTGTAAATGCAATCGACGCCGTAGAAATTATATATTATACAAGCGAAGAAGAAGCGGCAAGAAATGAATGGAAGTATGTACACTATGTAGCTTCTGCGTTCAACAACGACAAGTTCTATCCGGAACAGATAGACGACATTAAAGATAATGGTATGGACGGATATGCTGGTGTATTTGGAAATCCTATAGACAAATTGCAGATGTGGGTAGAATAAAACAACTAAATAAAAATAATCAAGGAAGAAAGCCGCAAGCAAAAAAAGGCAAGAGCGTAAATGAATACATTAACGCTTTAATAGACAAGGAGCTGAGTGATTTCAAAGATGAATAAAAAGAGGGGTTCGCCCCTCTTTTTTAATGAAAATCGTATATTTCAATACATATATATGTTACTGTTTATGCAATGAAATTAGTATAAAACAAAACGCTATTACTGTCAATCTAAGTTACTACCAACATAGTTGATATAATGGAAAGCAGATACCATCAGCAGTTGTAGTGAACAGTGAATTATCACAATTTAATTATGATATACGTTCGGTGTTCTTATATCCTATAAAGCCTTCAATAAAAACTGATGACTACAAAGCAGTATTTGACTCTATAAAGGAGAAGACATCAAAAAGTTATACATATAATTCAGGTGTATATGATTATAAGCCTTGGGGTTCAACAAGCATATACCTTTATATGTATTTAATAGTTATGGCAATAGGAATAACAGCACTTTCTTACCAGCTTATTGAGTATAAGAATACAAGAAAGTCATCTTATAAGAAATATGCTTCCTTAGGTGCAGACAGTTCACAGCTTAGAAGAATGTATATTATTGAAAATGCTTTGATAATAGTTCCAGCAGCATTGATAGGAATAATTGCAGCATTTTTGGCTGGAGGAATTGCAGGAGGCATACTTGAAGGCAAGGCAGGATTTTCATTTTATACAATTAATGTTTCTATTGTGTTAAAAAGTATTGCTTCTGTTGTAATAGCAGTTGTAGTTGAGGAGATAGTAGGACTGTTATCTAATGTTATGGATACAGTTAAAGAGAAGCGTCTTAAGGCAAGAAGCAAAAAGCAGATAGTTAATATTGAGGTTCGTAATAAGAATACATCAGGCAGAAAATCCAACCTTAAGGTATCTAATCTAAGCCGTGTAATTACAAGCAGGCTTATGAAGCGTGATGGTGTAGGAATGATAATAGGTGTAAGATTATTTTCACTGTTTATCTGTGTTGTACTTGTATTCAGCGTTATGAAGATAGCTACATCATTTGATAAATATAAGAAAAATAATTCACTTCCTGATATATATGGATATCTGGACATACCATCATCTAATTATAGAACTGATATGATATATATATCTTACCTTAAAGATTTTGATAACTATCCAGCTAAGTCGTTAAATATGGACGAATTTACACAGGTTGATCTTATCAATAAAGAATACAACAGCAGGAATAGATATAATATTCCGTATGATGAATTACGCCAGTTGATATTAGATAATGGTATGACAGCATTATTTACATCTATACCATATAATTCACCAGATAGAATTATAAAGTCTAATTGTGCAATAATGAATTCGCCTTTGGCTAAAGATGGTAATAATAGCATTATAGAAGGTGTGTCATCTGATGTTATAGATGGTTTAAATGAAATACCGGGTATAATTTCAATTGATTATTCTATATTTGAGTCAGAAAGAACATGGTACTGGGATAACCAGGACTATCATAAGATGGGAATTGACAAGATTATAGCTGCACAGAAGGCTTCATCTATAGCTAAAACTATGAAAGATCCGACTTATGGAAGCCGGTATTTATTTGCAACAGAATATGTAAATCCAACAAAGGAAATATATGATATAGCCAGCAAATATATTGATAAATCCAATATTAATTATGATGACTTTGCAAGTGGAAAACAGGTTATAGTATTTATACAGGATAACTGTGAGGGTGATTATGATGATACATTAAAAGCTGGTGATACATTATATTATAATTATTATAATGTTCCATTTGGACAGTGTAATAAAGGAGGGTATATTACATCAAGCAATGCAGTATATCCATATGATATTCCATTTTTCAATAAATATAATAATAGTGGAAAAATAGATTTACAGGTAGAACTGAAAGATGACGATAATCCTAATACAGCAAGTACAACATATAGTTTCACACAGACTGATTTAGAGGTAGAAACGATGTTTGGTGCCTGTGTAGCACCTCAGGTGGCAGCAGTTATTAAAGTTACAGATGAAGTTAAGGAAGATTTTAATGGTATAATGCCAGATTATGGTTATTATACAGCACTTGCAAGTACGCAACTTGCTAAGCAGGCGGTTGATAACCAGAAAGATCTTATGCTAAGAATTACGGGAGAAGGACTGACAGACGGAATAGATTTTGAATTACAGTATAATCAGATAAAGATAGATTACGACCTGTCATCAACATTTTCTGCTACTAACAACAAAGTTGCACTTTATCTTAAGAGTAATAATATAACTTATAAGTCAAATGTTGACAGCAAGAATGTATATAGAACGCAGCTTGTCAATAATATACTGCAATATGGAATAACTATAATGGCGGTAATAATTATCCAGCTTCTTATAATGGCAATAATTATAAGAAACAGGATAGAAAGCAGACACGGCAAGTTCATTCTCTTTAGAAAAATGGGGATGACAAGAGGGAAATTACTTGGAATATGTATGTGTGAAGCACTTAGGGAATCACTGTGGTGCATAGTAACACTTCCGCTTATGCTTATATTGGAAGTGCTGATATATTCAAGTAATATAAGGAAATTATAG